GAAATTCGTGCATCTACTCGGCACAGTTGGATTCTTATCAGCATGGAATGAAGATCATCTGGAACATTCTGCAATATATGACTTCAGACCGCTATTCCATCAGGGTGACACAAAGCCTTATGGCTTTACATATCCCGAAGCAAATTACACAGGCGATGATCCAAGATGGGTGGTATGGACAGATGAACAGAATTTCACAATGACACACAACGGTGAAGTGCTTGTCAACGAAGAAAACCCTGAATCTATTAATCCCTACGGTAAAATACCTGTTACATTCTTGCATAAGTTCTCACCAATAGCGCCTGAATGGTGGTGCGAAGGTGCGACAGACATCGCTGAAACCAACCGATCAGTTATGATAGCACTCACCAATCTATTATTACACATCCATTTTGGTGCATTAGGCGGGATTAAATTTGTTACAGGTGTCCATAATCCACATGACGTATCGCTAAGCACAGGCGCGAATAAACTATTATACTTGCCCGAAGGTGTTACGATGGGATCAATCACACCATCAGGTTCTATTACTGAAGCGCTTGAAGGTATCAAAGGCATGGTGGAACTAACAGCCAAGAACAATCATTTGAATATCAGTTGGAGTGGTACAGGTGAAGCGAGTAAATCAGGCGTAGCGTTGGCTATCTCGAACATTGAGAACACAGAACAGCGTGAAGCATCGGTGCAAGACATCTGGCGTAACTTTGAACAGGAACGATTTGATGTAGATAGGTCAATCATTGAATATCACACGAACACAAGTATTCCAGACGATTACTCTGTTGATTTCGCAGAACCACAGCCATTCCTGACAAGAGATGAAGAACAGAAAGATTGGGAATGGAAATGGAAGCATGGCTTGGCTACAAAGAAAGATTGGTTTAAAGCGAATAATCCTGATATGGATTCTGATGCTATTGATGAATTACTCGGTGAAGTGAAAGCCGAAAAGGAAGAAGAAACACCAACGATATTAGGGCGGAAACTTGGCACAGTTAGTTTATAATTATTTAGATGATATTGATGAACTCAAAGATACAGCCAAAGAGAACGCCAATAAGATACTCGAAGCGATTGATATGGATGAGTTGCTCAGTGATCCAGAAGGATACCTATTGAGATTAGGCGTAGAGTTTGCACGTTTACACATTAAAGAAATAGAAAAAGCCGAGAAAGCAGGCACAAAATTTGGAGAACAAGTAGTTGCCAACAGCAGTTAAAGTAGATATGAACTTCGATTTAGGTAAAATCAGGATGGATTTCACGAAAGAATTGAATCGTGCTGGTGATATTGTCACGAAGGATATTGTTTCAGGTATCGAATTGGGTGGCAACTTCGGCAAGAAATGGAAACGTAATGCACCATCTACAATAGCACAAAAGGGATTTGATAAGCCACTATATGAAACAGGCATTATGCAATGGTTACCTAAAAAGAAAATGGCAACGAAACAAAGCCAAGAGGTGGTCATCAGAGTAGCAGACACAAGAGATTTTGTTGGTCGTATCCACAATGAAGGATTGAATCCAAAGATACCTAAACGCGAATGGTTCGGGATCAGCGACAAAGCAAAGAGTGAAATATTTAGTATAGTAGAAGAAAAGATAAAATTGGAGATAGAACGTGCCTGATCCGATGGAAATCATATTGACGAATAACATCTCAACAACAGCTGCTGGAACGGCTCTTACGATTGAAGGATTAGTCGGACAATTAACGGCAAGCGGTATGAGCAAATCAGCAATCAAACAGACACTTCTAAGTGATTTACAAGCGGGTGGTGCTATATTCGGTTCATTCAAGAATCAATTAGGCGCACACACAGCGAATGGAATAGAACGTGCTGGATTATTCTCAACATTGCAGAAATATAAAGACAAAGGCATTAAGGTTTTGCAATGGGTAACGATTAGCGACAATAACAGTTGTGATGATTGCATAGACAGGCACAATGAAGAAGGAACGCTGAAGTATTGGCAAGCTGCTGGATTACCAGCAAGTGGATTCTCTGTATGCGGTGCGAATTGCAGATGCACGTTAGTCGCAAGCGGTTATAAGGGCGAGAATCTTGATAAGCCATTAACTAAACAAGCACGATCTATCACTCATCCATCTATGGCTGGAAAACATAAGTCGGTGGCAGATGCTCAAAAGTGGGCAGAAAAGAATTCTAAGGGTAACGGCAAATTTGATGGGTATAAAATTTTATCAACAAAAGAAGCAAATGAATTAAATATCAAATTAAATACATCAAATAAAGTTTGCGACAAATTAGGCATCCAAAGAATAAAATCAGTGCATGAAACAAAATTTGGTCCAGATGCTACAATGCAAAATGGAAAATTAGGGATAACCAGACATGCGGTTGAAACTACAAAAAGTCAAATTGGAAAAAATGTTTTAACGTCAGATGAAATATTCTGGCATGAGTTTGGGCATCATTTACATGCTCAAATAGGAAAAAACTTAGGTCGCGAAGGGTTAAGCCTACTCGAAGAAAAAATGGTTGATTTATATAATAATTTAAAATACCAGATGGATGTATTTCGAAGAGAGATATTAAATTCATTTCCTACAAATTATTCAAAGACAAGTGCACATGAATGGTTCGCGGAGAATATGATGTACGTATCGAATGGTTATAGTCATAAAGTGTCTAAAGAATTTATGGAATTAATTGATGAATTTGGAATTACAGATGCAATTAAGTAAAGAAACAAGTTGTAGGAGTTGTAAACGATTTGATAGTGATGGTGGAAACGCTTGGTGCAAAGCATTTCCAAAGGTGATACCCAAAAAGATATTGACAGGTGAACACGATCACACTAAGCCATTCAAAGGCGATGGTGGAATAAGATTTGAACCAATTAAGGTTCTTACTCAGCAGGAGGTTAAACAGTGATTGAAGAACAAGTCGTGGCAGACGTAAAAGAGCCAGAAGAAGTCATAGCAGACGTTAAAAGTGAAATCGTGGATGACACGCAAAAATCGAGTTCAGTTCCTTACTCTCGGTTCAAGGAAGTGAATGAAAAAATGAAATCTTTAGAAACTAAACTCGCGAAGGTGACGGAATCCGATACTAAACGCAGACAGAAGAGAATGGCAGAAGATGGGAAGAAAGATGAACTCATTGCTGAACTCAATGGCACTATCGAAACGCTTTCACCATATAGAGAGAAGTTAGAAACTTATGAAACAGAACGTAAGCAAGCATTACTTGCGAATCTGTCTGAAGATGACCGAGAACTGTTTGGTGATTTACCAATCTCGAAACTTGAAAAGATAGTTGAAAGACAAGACACAAAGGTAACGCCAACAAATGCAAAAGCAGGTGGAGCAATCCACATGCAGAAACCTCTCGGTGATATGTCTGCTGAAGATCAACGCAGAAATTGGGGGGATATTATTAAAAATTATACAACAAGGAGTAAATAAACATGGCTGAAATTACAACAACCACAGCTGCTAATTTTATACCAGAACTGTGGGCAGATGCAATTCAGATTTACGCAGAGCGGAAGTTTCAACTGCGGAATCAAGTTACCGATTTCTCATCTTTGATGAAAGGTGGCGGTGATATTTTACACATTCCAAAAGTGACAGAAGAAACAGCAGCTAATTTAAGTTCAGGAAGTGCTGTTACCTATGGTGCTAATACGGATGCAGTAGTTAATTTGACTATTGACCAACACGCATACGAAGCAAAGCGAATCGGTGATCACGTTAAGATTCAGGAATCTTCTGATTTATTTAATGCTTATGCGAAATCAATGGGTTATGCGATAGCGAAATACATCGAGAATTACATTGCGGTGTCTGTGATTCAAACACACACAGCAAACGATGTAACGCTTGGAACAGACAACACATTCACGACAGCAAAGATTCGTGATGCTCTGAATATCTTTTTGACACAAGGCTTTGATTATACAGATGGAGAAACATTCTTTTATTGTTCACCAGCTGCATATATGAGTGCTTTGTCGTTGCAGGATTTCTTTGACGCATCTCGTCGTGGCGATGGCACGAATCCAAACGTATCTGGCTCGGTTGGTATGATTTATGGGATACCTACTTATGTCGGAAATGATTGGGATGATGATGGAGATACAGGCGATGAAACAGCAAGTATCTTTCACAAATCGTCTGTGTATTTTGCACAGCAGTTATCACCAAGAGTTCAAAGCGTTTATGACATTGATTATTTATCCACTTCGGTGGTGGTTGATGTCTTATTCGGTGCAGCTCTGGGCGGTGCTGATGCAGCTTCGACAGGAGTTGTTAATTTCAATAATCCGTAAACAACGGTATTGATAATGATAATGGGGGTGGGTTCGCCCACCTCCATATTCTGAAAGGAAGAAATGAAATATTTTAAACGTAAAGATGGTTCAGTGTTCGGGAAGATTAATCCGAGCAAACAACAGATAAGCAGTTATAAAAAAGATGGTTGTGTGGCATGTGATGAAAACGGCAAAACAAAAAGCAAACCCAAAAAGAAAGATGATGCTTGGGAATCAGCAGTAAAGAAAGCAACATCAATTAAGAAAAATGCCAAGACACGATTATAAATGCAGATGTGGCTACGAGATTGAGGAGATCACTAAATTCGGTGATCCAACACCTGAATGTCCGAAATGCCACAAGGCAACTAAACTAATTTTTAAACAAGCACCTGTCATTCATTTTGATCCAATAACGGATCAATTCTTGCGAGATGATGGTGTGATTTGAGGTAATTATGAGCAACTATGGAGTAAGTTATTGTAATATCACAACGGATTTAATAGCGATAGATCCGAATATCAANGCCTATGATAGAAAGCGAGTGCTGTCAGGATGGGTAGCAACAGGTGGNGATGCNNATGANTATATTGTNCGNAATTCNGGATATGTTTCATTGCTGTACAGAGATGGTGAAGATTTAGGCGCTGCGCAAGCAAGTGCAGTTGATGTTGATTCCAATAAAGAATGGTTCTATGATTCGACTACTGATTCTCTTATAGTTCACGATACAGGAACTATTGGAGATAGAGTTTACGAAGCAGGTGAAGAATGGACAACGCTTAAACAGCGTGTAGTAGATGAACAAGCAGAACGTATCAGGTCATTCATTGGCAGACCTATCTATAATCGCAAAGGCACAGGCACAGAAAGCGGATCATCCAGAGAATATGATTGGATAATTATTCATGCTAATGCTTCTTTAGCCGTTTCTGATTTGATTAGAGGATTCGATTCAGCAAAAGCAAACGAATTGGAGCAAAGGATCATCAATTCTGGATGGGATGTGCGTGGAGAACCAGCGGGATTATTAGACGAATTAAAGGCTGGAACATATACACTCTGGAATGAAATCACAGCAGAGAAGCGTGAAGGTGTAGCAAGACCTGTTTCAGTTACGACAGGCTCGATCATAGACACACGCGGAACAGCATCCACAGAATGGGATGTGGTCAAGATCAAGATCATTGATGCAGGTGCAGTTGGAACAGCAACATATTCGACTTGGGTGCGAGATGCTTCAGGATTGAAGAAATCACAAATCATTACAGCACAGACAATCACAGGCGGTTATGATTATGTAGGACATTCAGTTTATGTCAGATTCTCCAATGCCACGTACACAGCCAATGATGAATGGGAATTAGAAGTATCTGGTGACACTATTGATAATCCGTCAATACAGACAGTTTCTTTGAGTAGACGTTGATTACCTACACAAACATATTTAAATCTGTTCTTGATGCCTTTACGGCTCTTATTCGTGGAGAATGGACAACATTGCCGATCCATTATGATGCGGAATTGCAAGCAAGAGAACCTCAGTTCATCAATATAGATTTAGTGGGTGATGATTTCAATGAACAGTTCGCAGGTGGGCAGACGAGAACTTATACATTTAATGTTTCTTATTTGCGTAGAATCGGTGGCGATTATCAGAAGCACACGCACATAGATTCTTTGAGTGAATGGTCGGAAAGGTTCAAAAGATTAATTATCAACAACACAGCCTATGAATCTGGTGGTGCTTACAAATGGCATGATGGAACAGTTGAGAGCATAGAGTATATTCAAGACACCATTGAAGGTTATAGTCAAGTAGATTTAACAATAACACTAACAACAACAGAGGTGCATTAAATGAAAGTAAAAGCGACAAAAGGTTTAAATAATGCTACGGCTAATTCAGTTTCTTGTTCTGGCATGGAGTTCAATCAACTCCAAGACGGCAAGACAGTTGATTTAATAAAATCAGTAGCAGATGAGATGATAGTAAACGGTTGGGTAATACCAACTAAACAAAAGGAGAAGAAAGATGGCAACAAGTAAAACAGTTCTTGCAGCTCAAACTCCAACAGTTGGGATTAAGGGTGAAACAACATTCGGTGTAGGATTGGATTCAACAGGTGCAGATAGCACAGCATATCGGCAATTACCTGTAATGCAAGCTAATCGCCCAACCTTTGAGATTATAAGAGAATCAAGATTATTAAGCGGACAAGGTTCAATGAAACACGCAGCTGATACATTTTCGACACCAAAAGGTGGAACAGTTACGATGCCTTTCGATTTTTGGGCAACACCGAAACTATTACCACAGTTTTTGGCATTAGTCGGACAGCAACACAGCGAAACAGCATCAACGGAACATACCACAGTATTTGATTCTACAAGTAATTACACAGTATTGGGTGACACTATTTCGGGTGGGCTACCACAATCTGTGAATATTTCATACTATCCACAAGCAGCTCATGGTATTAAAGTTTGTGGCGCGATGGTTAGTGATTTAACTTTGGCAATTTCATCAGGTTCTAATGGGAATAACTTGTCAATGAGTGGTAATTTCTATTCAGGTCATTCGAATCACCTAAGCACATCAACGACTATTGAGCAGACCGTTGACACAACTTTGTGGGTAGCACCAGAAACACAGTATTTCAATCTTGGAAATTTATTGACAAGAACATTAGAAGTCGAGGGTGCTTTACAAGACATGGTGATGAAGGACTTTTCACTCAATATAGCGAATGGTGCGG